CATTCTAAATACTCTTAAAAAAGTTTGTGTAGTTGTAACCGTAGTTGTTCCATCCATATCAACTGTCTCTTCAGCCAAATTATAAGAACCATCCAAACCTTGTATTCTTAAAGTTCTAGCACCAGTTCCTGCTACATCGTCATTAGTATCATCACTGACTACATCAACAGTAACTTCCGAAGATTGCCAAGGATAGTTGTTTCCTGTTTCCCAAATAGTTTCAAAAGAAGTCGAACCGATACTAGGATTATATCCAAATTTATTAATCATAGAGTAACCAGGAACTTTACCTTGCTGTACGGCTAAATAAAATGGAATACCATTGACAAGTCCAGAACTACCATCCATCGGTGGGAAATGCGTAATCACTCTGTAGCCTCCCCGCCTGTAACATTAACAGTACATCCTGTTGCATCTGCTTTGACTTGTACTGTGTCTGACTCATTTAATATCTGAGCTCCTGTCCACTGAACTGTTGTATAAGGAGGTAGAAGATTATTATAAAATAAAGCATTACCCGTGCCTACAGTGCCTTGGTCTGGCACTAAATTAACATAAATACGTTTTGCAGAACTTGTAGTATTAATAATAGTAATGTCTTTTACATAAGTTCTAGTGTTTGCAGGACAGGTGTAAATAGCCAAATAAGTTGTGGTCATTTCAGCTTGTCCTAATAATGTAGGTGTAATTGCTTGATAAGCCATTAGTTATCTCCTAACCACTGTAAAGTTACTAACATATCTAAATTATCTTTGACTTGGTTATTCGTACCGTCTATTTGATTAAAATATAATCTTAGCTGATTTAGAAGTTGTAACTGCTGTTGATAGTCATATTCTTGTTTAGCTGGAGCTAAGTTAGGTCCTTTAGTGGTTGTGATATGTGCCATTATCCTCTCCTTCCGTCTGGTCTAAAGTCTACTCGTGTAGTACCAAGTTGCCATTGTACACCCACATCTTCACTAGCTATCTTAAAGTTCATCTGTCTGCCTCTGGCTCTAACAAATACTTGATTAGTGTACTGGTCTATAGTGGCTGTAGTTACAACATCTCTTGTTAATGTATTACCTGAAACATTTGAAGTGCTATTGGCAGCTCCTGGAAAGTTTCTCACTCCTACAGTTACTTGTACTTCTGGAATCAATGCATCACCTTGTGCTGTGGAAGTATCTGAATTAGTAAAGTTAACATCAGGTATGACTCTCTTAGTTAAAACAAATTGTTCACCATCTTCTATACCCATATCTCCAGATTCAATAAAAGATTCTATAGCAGTTGGGTCTGCACCAGGAGTCGCTACATTGTCTTTACCATCTTCATGTTTATATACATAGCCATTGTAAGTTGCTAGTGGAAACTTAATTGTTCCTGTATTAGCCCATGCAGTTCTAGTTAAGTTACCATAATACCATATATTATCTTGGTAATTATAGATAACATAGCGGTCTATACTGTTAGAGCCTCCTGAACAATAGAACCAAATAATTTCGTTAAACTCGCTGTTAACTCCTGCGAAATTCAAATATCCTTCATTTTTATTCATATCTTCAAACACATATTGTTTTAGAGTACAAGGTAGAGTGTTAACACGACCATCATATGAGAAAAATTTATCTGAACCCATCCAGTAAACAACGTTGTTTGCTTCTGCCACAACTTTAGGGGCAATAATATTTATACTGTCACTAATCTCTTGTATAGCAAATACTTCTTCTGTACCTAAAAATTGTAGTGTTGATAAAGCAATATCAGTAAAGATAAGAACCTCTTGTCTAGTTCTAAATCCAGTAATAATTTGAGAACCTTGTTTAACTCGTATAAACCCTGCTGTATTAGTAAGTTCTGGCTTCCATTCTTCAGGTTGTGGTCCTATATTAGGGTCAACGTTTGCCCAACGAATAAGTAATGGGTCTAATGTTCCTGAGTAATCAATACTTTGGAAAGTACCAACTGTAGTTGCATTAGTGCCAGGGTCATAAGGTAGTGTTATAGTAAAAGTAGTACTACTTGGTACAGAGATTACTTGATATTCACCCTGATAAACCTGTGGAGCTTGACCACTAAATAGCAACCAGTCGTTTGCACTTAATCCGTGTGCTCCTGAAGTAGTTACTGTGGCGGTAGTTCCAGACCTAGTAATAGTAGAAATTGTTGCCCCCGCTGTATAAACTTGATTATAGTCCGTACAACTCAAAGCAAGTAAATGCCCACTTGCAGCAAACATAACTTTACCAACTGTTTCTGGAACAGCTCTTGAGCCTGTTAAACTATTAAGTAATACAGCTCGGTTTGAAATAGAAGCATCATAATCCCAATAAAATATATCACTATTTTGTATATTATAAATAACATCGTTATTAAATTTATCTTGAAAGGTTATTCTAGCGGGTAAACTAATTGGTGTGGTAGCACTAGAACCCCAAGTTCCTCTACCCCATGTACCTGCACTCCAACCATAACCATAGGTAACAAGAGGATATCCAACAGGCCATAAAAATTCCATTGTAATGCCTGTACCACCACCTGCAGCAACCGTTGAAGTAGCTGCTGTATCTACTGTAATTTCAAAAGTGCTACTTGTCGTGTTACTAACTTGATGTTCTTTATTAATATCTTCAGCAGGGACACCACCAATCGCTGTTGCACCACTTATAATTACATAGTCATTATCAGAAGCACCGTGTCCTGTCAAAGTTACTGTAATCGTTGTAGAAGTGTCAACTGTAGCTAAAGAGTTGTCAGTTGCAGTTGTGGTAAATGTAGCTCTAATTGGAGTTATATCATAGAGTTCGTTACCTAAAATAATGTAATTTTTTTCGTTAGTTGCAACTCCGATAATCTCGTTATTATCTGTAGTGCCATACTGAATAATACTACTAGCATCACCAGAAAAAGCAGTTAAATTTATTGGAGTCCAACCACCTATTTTTTCAGGATAACCTTGTCTAAATCTTATTTTGTCACAAGAATACCAACTCCCTTCTGAAGAGTAGTTAGTTCTGTCTCGATTGATTCCTGGTTGGAATACAATTTTTTTCAGTGCCATACTTATCTCACTAATTCAAAGTGGGGTCCATCTTTAAATGTTTTCCAAGACCCACCCCAAACATACGGAATACTTAAACGTACCGAGGCTTCTGTAAAAGCAAGATTAATTACCTCATAATCTAAAAAATCCCACGATACACCACCGTCTTTCCAAGCATATACATCAACGGCTAAACCTTTTAAATGCTTAGAGTTCATAGTTTGACTCTTACCTTGTTCGAATAATAACTTCTGTCTCTCTTCAGTGCGTAGTCCTTCACTAATACCAAAGTCTATAGTTGAAAGCTCAATGGCTTGCTTGACTAATTCCTGCATATCAGGATGCACTTTTTCTAATTTACCTAATGATTTCTGTGATAATTTAAACATTACTTTGTAAATTTCCCTATTGATTTAAGTCCAAATGATGCAGCGATTGAGGCCATAATAGACCATTGTAACCATTCTGGGAATGTACCTAGAAATTCTATACCTCTAGCAACATAGGGTTGAAAATAAGGTATGAAGCTAAAAATTATAATAGCTATGAAAGTAAGCGTCCATGCTTCGTCCTTCCATGAATCCTCAGAAGCCTTTGCCATAGCGGTTTCCCACTCGACTTTACCTTCTGCAACTTTCTTTTTTACTGCTGTTTTAGCTTCTATTTCGGCTATTTTTAATTCAGACTTTGCGACTGACTCTTTGCCTTTATGCTCAAAGTATCCTCCAACCGCTTTACTTAAGCCATTTACAATTAATCCAATCATAATACACTCCGATATTAATAATACCTTATTTTATATCAACAGTATACTAAATGCACCTTTTATGATGAAGCGTTATTTATATCTCTAGCTTCTTCTAATATCTTTATGTAAGCTAATAGATTTTTTACTTCAGAACCATCAGTGCTTGATTTTAAGTATGCTTTTACTTTACTAATTATTTTTTCGTTAGTCATCTTTATAAGTTTAAGTTTTCGTTTAAGTGAACTTCTATATTATCTAAAAGAGTTAAAGATGTCTAGAATTAATTTATTTATATCCTTTAATTAATCTTGTCGCAGGTATAATCCTGTCATCAATAATAACAGAAGTGCTATTTCTTGTTGGACCCATAAACAATAAAGTGTAAGCAGGCTGTTCTGCTTGTATTTCGTGAAATTTATTGTGAGTTAGTAAGTTTACCCACTTATGATGTCTTGTTTCTTTTACTTTTGTATCACGGTCATAAGTCAATTCTTTATATTGACCCCATAGTATAAAAGATATAAACGTACCTTCGTGGTCATGCATCACTTGTTGCACTGGTAATATTTTACAAAACAAAATAGAAAAATAAGGGCACCATATACCCCAACGCCTAATAGTCATGTGTCCTGTTCTAGTTGTAACGTGTGTAGGACCTATCCCTGAATCGTTATAAATCCTTGAGAAGTACTTTATCATAGCCACCACTTCCATCTTCTTTAGGTACTTTTACATATTCTCTAATGTCTTCTTTATTTACCTCTTGAGCTACTCTATTACCGTGATTATCTGTCTTAGGTATAACAATCTCTGTATCAGCAAGATTAGTTAATTCATCAGCAAAGTCTGCGGTGTATTCAATAAATAAATTTTCACCTCTACCATACACCATATATCTTTCTAAATGTGCAAAGAGTTCTACCGATTGTAGTTCACCAGCACTATTGAATTGAAACTTAAATGAATCATCTTCGTGTAATGTTTTATCTTTTGATATAGGCATAACCACATCAGACTTTAATGATGTTGCCCACGCCCATATATCATCATTTGTGCCTTGCACATATATTGCTTGAGTGTTTTGTAATTCAAAATTTGCATTAGCCATATCAGATATACGGTATACAGATATTCCTGCACCTAAACTAACTATAGGTGTTGCAGTATCAGGCTTATAAAATACTTCAAATGTTTTTGTTTGCGTATCAAGGTTATAAATATACCTAGTAAAATCTTTATCAATTAATAAACTATTTTGCATTTTACTGCTGTCTTTATGGTCTTGTTCTACTGAACATTGATGAAAGGTAATTACATTATCATCCATATTTACACCCCAAATATTTACAGGAAATGGGAATGTTTCGCTGGTAAATACATCAGTAACTCTTTTCTTTACTGCTATTGTTTCTGCATCTTCACTACCAGCCCAATAAACTCTGTTAACTACTTTTTTATTATCTATAAATGCTCTAAATAAAATCACGACACTGCTCCATAAATTGTTCCTGTTGCTATATATGTTATAGAATTACCATTCAGATTAACAGCTTTTCCACCAGCACCACCTGTACCACCAGCACTTGTACTACCATTTGTTCCCGCTACACCATTTGCTCCAGCACTTGCTGTATTCGCACCACCATTACCACCAGCACCACCTATTGCACTTGGAGATGAAGATGTGTTTGTTCCACCAGCTCCACCTGTACCTAAAGCTGTAATACTTGAAGCATTACCAGCAGAACCATATATAGTACCATTATTTGCTAAGCCACCACCAGCAGCTCCACCACTAGCAGAAGCACGACCAGCTCCACCGCCACCGCCTGTTGCTCCATAATAAAGATCTGAACCTTTACCAGGTACTACTAAAGTAACGGATGAACCACCGCCACCGCCACCGCCAGAACCACCTGAGATAGTTCCGCCTGTGTTGTCTAAAGTAATATCATACTGTAAATTAAATGCTGTACTTCCAGCTCCACCATTTCCACCAGCAGCACCAGCAGTTGTACTGTTTACACTACTACCAGCTCCACCATCTCCACCGTGCCCAACAATCAAAGCATTGTTATCAATCGTGATAGTATCACCAGCAGTCCAACCTGTGCCTGTATCTAAAGCAACACCAGATGTGCTGTAGATATTAGAATTATTTACTAAGGTTACATCAGAAAGACCAGCAACATATGTACCACCTCTGTTATTAAAGATGTTATAGCCATTAGTATCAGCACTTATGGTTAAGGTAATAGCTACTCTATTTGATGCACCATAAAATTGACCCATAGAAATAGTACC